GACCGGGTGCAGTTCTCAGTGGCTGCCGCGACGAGCGTCACGATCAACATCAACGAGCGGGCAATAGGAACTCCGAACTCGACCGGAGACGACGCGCTCTCCTCGGGATTGGTTTGCGACGTAGGATCGCAGTCATCGTGTGCCTCGGGCTGCGACGTGGACACGATCCAGAATCAACCCATCGACGCGACAGACCCGATCGCACTGGAGATCGATTCGGTGATAGGGAGCCCCGGATGGCTCCGGGTCCATGTCACCTGCAAGGTTAGTGATTAGACGTGAGACCAAGAAACGTGAGGACGATGTATAGGCTAAGCCTTTTCCTAGCCGCCTTGATCTTCGTGGCTGGTGCTGCCTTTGCAGAGGACGTTCGCCCCGACGGAACCTTGGTGGAGGACGGGACGGACTGCACGACAGCAGACGCACACACCAAGACTGACAACGATACAGATGATGCCTGGAATGCGTCCGACGACTGCGCAGATGATTCGTGTACGGCTGCGGCGGATACCACCTTCGTCAGCCAGATCACATTCGCCTCTCCGTCCGACAACCCTTCTATAACGGCAGGCGCTCAGACGATGGCGGTGCGCGCCCGTAAATGCGATGACGGTCAAACCGGGACGCCGTCAATCAGGATCGACGCCCATTGCAACGGAACGCTGGTAGACACCGGGGCGTTAACGAATATCGCCTGGAACTCCGGTGAAGGAACCGTTGTCACAGAGGCTTGGACGTTCAATACCACGGACTGCGCCACCGACGGGTCGGACGTAGAAGTCTTGATCTTCTGCGATGCAGCAAGCGGTTCTCCTGGTGCTCGGGTCGGGTGTGACTTCGCCGCGGTTGAATGGCGCGCAACAGTCGGCGGGGTGGCCGTAACTCGGCGCATGGTAATTGCGCCATAGGAAGAGAATCGAAAATGAAAAGAATCATCCAGACTCTACTAGCCTTCCTGATTGCTACGTCTACCGCCCACGCTGGCGAGATCGGGTTCGCCTCGGGTGAGTCCTGTACCGTATCGGCCAATTCCGTAGCCTGCGTGCCAACTGGAGGCCGCGGCTCTCTAGTAATCGAATCCTCGGTCGTCGCATTCTCAGACCTTAGAGACGCCTTCACTCCCGGCTGGGATGGCAGCGGCGACGTGACCTGTACGGCCTGCTACGTCAATGCTCTGTTCCCTGGCTGCTCGGCGGTCGGGGACATTGTGAACACGACCCGTAAGAAGGCTGCGCTTGCGAATCTTGCCTGCTCTCTGAGGGTGGCCGTGATCCAGGCTGAGCGGAATGCAGCTCGTGCCTCGGCTGATTCTGGCGTCGATGTGAATCCGGACATCGGCGGGGGAGATCCAGGGTAGTCCGTCATGGCTGGAGAAGGTTGGGTAAAACCAGGCTGGGTGAAAGCCGGATGGGTTCGGGCGGTAGCGGCTGTTCTGGAGCGGATACGTAGCGCAGAAGGGGCGACTGATACGCTCCAAAGCGCGAGCGCGAGCGGCGCGATTCTACGCACTAGCACGACGGCTAGTGAGCAGATGAGAGAGAGCGACACGAAATGAAAACTATCTTCCCGGTTGACGAAGACACCACGCCGGAGTACCAGGTCAACCTGCTTGACTTCGCTGGTGTAGCGATCCCAGACTCCGATCTCGATGCGCTCATCCTGACGCTATGTGACCAGGCAACCGGAACGATAATCAATAGCCGCGACGGCCAGAACGTCCTCAACGCCAACAACGTATCCGTAGTCGAGGGGCTCGTGACGTGGCAGCTCCAGGCGTTGGATACGGCTATGAACAACTCAGATCGAGAGTCGGAGATTCGTATCGCTCTCTGGGAGTGGACCTACTCGCCGGGCTCCGAGACTCTCCAGGGAAAGCACGAGACAGTCCTTCGACTCCAGAACTTGGCAAAGGTCTAGCCATGATGATGACGCCTAGTATTTACGTTGACCAATCCATCTTCCGCTATCTCGATACGGTGGGAGATGGCAGTGGCATCAAGAACGCGATGGGCGACTATTCGGGGGCGGTCGAGGAGTTTCTGTATATCGCTGGAGGACCTGCCGCGACGGGCCGAGTCGATCTCCATCGGCTGGTCATCTTCGTTCGAGACTCAGGCCTTTTTACGGCCGACTCATACGGAGCCCTTGCAGCCTTAACCAACGGCATTGAAATCGAAGTCCGAGATAGCGATGACAATATCCTCGTCGATCTGACGGACGGGGTTCCGGTCAAATCTAACGCCCAATGGTGCCGAGTTTGCTATGACTCGATTTTGCAGGACTACGGCGCTGCCGGCGACTCCTACGTCGTTACTCGATGGACGTTCACGAGGTCGGGCAGTCCTCTCGCGTTGAAGGCCGGCGACAGGCTAGTCGTCAAGCTCAACGATGATCTGACGGGCCTGATCGATCACACGTTCATGATCCAGGGGATCCAGCGCGCCGAGGCCCCGGCTTGGTCCTAGCATGAGCTATCAGGACCGATGGGAGAGAGGTGGGGCCGTAGAGACCGGAGATCGCGAGTGCGAGTTTCGCTGGCAGGCGATTCGGGAGATTCTCTCTGAGTACACGCGGCCATTTACGATGATTGAGATCGGGGCCGATCTTGGCTACTTCTCACTCCGGGCGGCGGAGGAGTTCGACTGCGTTGCCGTCGCGATCGACGGCGGCCTCCAGCTCGCGGAGAGTTTCAAGCGGAACGACCTCGACGGTACGATTGCCCTGCGTTGGCGGCTCACGGTCGAGGATCTTCTGGCGTTCGGGTCGTGTGAGCATTTTGATGTGGTTCTGGCGCTGAACGTGCTGCACCACTTCCCGGATCCGGGGCCAGCGTTCAATGCGATCCTTGGCCTCGGGGATCGGACCATCATCGAGACGCCTCCACCGGGTGACCGGGCCGCTTGCGGACAGGCGGTGATTCCAGCGCTGTTTCAAATGGTCTCGACCGCGCCGAGTTGCCGCCGACGGATTATAGCGAGTACCCCGAGCCACACGACGCCGGGACTCGACCGCCCGATGTATCTCCTGGAGACGCCGAAGGTCCAGATCACTCGTTCCTATATCGACGTGCCCGACTCCGTACCGCTGGGGCCGGTCTTCATCGATTCGACGCTTCACTCGAAGCGGGTTCGGTTCGGACGCAAGAACGAGGAGCGCGAATGGATCGCGGGGATCAACGTCCAGACCTATCGGCGACTCGCCGGAGGCTACCCGAGCCCGGAGAGAATCGCGTCGATGATTTCCGACCGGCCACTACCCGAGAAGCACCACGGCGACATTCGGCCGTGGAACTACATACTCACCGGCCACGACGTACACCTGATAGACGGCGGAGACGACCGTGCGATCTACGATGACGCCGAGGGACGAGCGCAAAGTGCGACAATGGTCGCCCAAGGAGGAGGAGCGCTATGAAGGTTTGCCTAGAGGTCTTGCCGCGGAAGCTCAGCAGGGCGATGTATCGAACAGCGGAGGGGCTCGCGAACGCCGCGCCGCCCGAGGTCGAGATAGTGGACCGACCCGAGGACGCGGATCTACAGATCCTCCACGTCATCGGCGCAGGGTCTCTCGATCATCTTCGATGCGATCGCTATGCCGTCATTCAGTATTGCTACAAGACGACGGAATGGGGAGATGACCCGGCCGCGTGGTCGGCCTTCTGGAGTGGGGCGGATCTGGTCTGGAGCTACTACGACCTGTCGGCCGATGTTCCACGTGAAACATCGTTCTTACTCCTGCCGCTCGGCGTCTCTCCGGTGTTCTGCGAGAGCGCCACGGACCAACCAGAGAGATCGATCGGGGTCGTGAGTTCTGGATTCGTTTCGGGGCCAAAGGCAGAGGCGATTGAGGAGGTCGCGATTGCGGCTGGGCGCGCTGGCCTGACCGTTTTGCACGTTGGCCCGAATCAGATCGAGGGGATGGAGCGGCCAGACGGTAACTGGCAATCCTGTAGCGGCCTCGAAGACGAGGACCTCCGGGGCGTGTATCATAAATCGCGCTGGGTCTCCGGTCTTCGCCACGTCGAGGGCTTCGAGCTGCCGGTGATCGAGGGACTCGTGAATGGAGCCCGCCCGATTGTCTTTGACCGGCCCGAGACGCGGCGTTGGTTCAATGGCTTCGCGGAGTTCGTCCCGGAATGCTCTGGAGAGAAGCTGGTCGAGATCCTAGTCGAGCTATTCTCCCGGCCTCCGCGTCCAGTGACGACGGAGGATCGGATCGTGGCGGCTACGGTCTTCGATCAGAATGTGATCTCTCGCCTATTCTGGAGATCGCTCCTCCAATCGACGGATAAGCGGAGGATTGCCCAGGAGGGCCGATCTCTCTCTGGGGGGGAGAATCCCCCGGATAGAGGGGCAGAAACGGCGAGAGAGGCCGTTCTGTGCGATGGCTACGCGACCTCGGAGCAAAGAGAGGTCTCTCGATGAGTACCTACGACCAGCTCGTCGAACTCATGCGGGAGCGCTACCACGCCGACCGGCTTGTCGGGGTCTCGGCCGCCGACTTCGAGATGAAGGTCCGCTCGATGATCGGCGTCGAGGACCACGAGATCGAAGGCTACTCGGACCCGGCAAAGCAGCGCGACCAATCCGTCAAATTCACCTGGGGACACGACCAGGATTTCGGCTCGTTCAAGATGTCCGGTCTCATGCGCGACCGTCACATCCGAATCGTCGCGGACTTCATCGACCGGACCGGCGCGATCGGTCTCGACCTCTCCGGACTCCGGATCCTAGACGTTGGTTGTTGGACCGGGGGGATGAGCCTGCTGCTCGCTGCGATGGGGGCAAAAGTGACCGCCGTCGAGGAGGTCGTGAAGTACGCAGATACAACCACGTTTCTAGCGAGCAGCTTTAACGCCAAGCTCAAGGTAGTCGGCTCCTCGCTCTACGATCTCGATAGATTTCAAGGGTTGCACCACTATGACGTGGTGATCATCTCCGGCGTCCTCTACCACGTCAGCGATCCGATCTTGGCGCTGCGGATCATGTTCAACTGTACGAAGGACGGCGGCGTCTGCCTGATCGAGACCGAAGTCGATCCGAGCGATAAGCCGATCGCGCGCTACGCCGGACCGAGCCGAGCGGGGGGGAATGTCGAGGGCCGGACACGGCAAGGGTGGAACTGGTGGGTGCCTTCGGTGTCCGCATTTCACCAAATGCTAACGGACGTGGGATTCGGAGCACTTGCATCGTTTCGCGGGCCGGCCGCCCGCAGTCTGTTCGTCGCCAAGAAGGGCGAGCAAGTGGATATGCTTCGGGCCGGTCTCTCAAACCCCGGGGTCCGCTGATGCGCGTGCTCTGGATCGGAGACGCCTGCTGCTCGACCGGCTTTAGCCGCTGTACCCACGCCGGGTGCGACGCGCTCCACGCGGCCGGTCATGAAGTCATCATCCTCGCGATGAACTACTTCGGCAGCCCCGGACTCTCGAAGCCATATCCCTACATAATCGAGCCAGCCCTGAATCCCCTCGACGGCGGAGGGGATCGCTTCGGCCTTGAACGGTTCCCGGTCTTCGTGGATCGGATCAAGCCGGATGCGGTCGTCATGCTCCAGGACGCCTGGAACGTGCCCGGCTATTACGAGTTGTTCGATAAATGGAATCGGAAGCGAGAGAGCGGTGGCCTGGAGCCGACGCCGGAGCCGACAACTATCGGCTGGATCGCTTGCGATGCGAAGAACCAACGGGGCTCCGATCTCGACCGCCTGGCCCACGTCGTCGCCTGGACCGAGTTCGGTCGAGACGAGTTCATTGTCGGTGGCTATGACGGCCCGATCTCGGTCGTCGGCCTCGGAGTCGATACGGACTTGTTCCGTCCTGTCGACCGAGCGGAAGCGCGCCGAGCGGCTCTCGGTGACACGTTCCCAGAAGACGCTTTTATCATCGGCGTGGTCGGTCGGAACCAGGAGAGAAAGCGGCTTGACCTAACGATCGAGTACTTCGCGGAATGGATCCATGAGTCAGGGATCGACAATGCTTATCTCTATCTCCACGTGGGGCCAACCGGCGACCAGGGATGCAATCTTCAAAGCCTCGTGAGCTACTACGGCCTCGGATCGGATCAAGGCGACGGCTGCGGCCGGGTGATCCTCTCGGAGCCTGACATCGGAGTCGGTATCGCAGAGGAGGGAATGCGGGATCTGTACGGATGTTTCGATCTCTACTGGACCACGAGCATGGGCGAGGGTTGGGGTCTGCCGGCGCATGAGGCGATGGCCTGCGGAGTGCCGTGCTTGCTCCCCAACGCTTCGGCGTTTTCGAGTTGGCCCGGAAACGCTGCGGCCGGGGTCGAGTGTTCGAGCTCGGCGCTCGTAGCTCCACTTCACATGCACCCTCATACGATCGGGGCTATACCCGACCGCGACGACTGTATTCGTTCGCTCGACTGGCTCTACCGGAACCCGTCCGCTCGGGAGCGGTTCGCGAAGGCTGGGCTAGAGCTCGCTTCGAAGTTGACGTGGGAGGCGTCTGGAGAGGCGTTAGCGAGAATCGTCGAGAGCGTTGTCGTCAACCAAGAGGCGACGGTAGCGGCCGGGGGGCCGAGGAGAGCCTGATGCCGGCGAAGCCACTGTTTGCCCTGACCGGCACGAAAAGGATGGGCGCGCACATGCGTTCGATCGCCGAACGGGCTCCGAAGAAATTCGGTCAGCAGCTTCGTCTCCAGGGTGAGCAGATCATGACGCTATCGAAGCGCGACTTCGTTCCGGTGAACCTCGGGACGCTCAAGAACTCGGGACGGGTTGCGGGTCCGTTCATCGACGGACAAGGTAGAGACTCGGCGGGTCGCTTCACGTTCGGAGTAGGAAGCGGAGGAATCGGAGACATCGCCGTCAGCATGACGTTTGGCGGAGCGGCGGCGGCTTACGCGGCAGCTGTCCACGAGCATCCGTCTTCATCATCTCCGCCTACGTGGCAAGGCAAGGTGATCGAGTTCGACCGAAGCGGTGGATCGCAACGAGGGGTGAAGTATCTAGAGCGGCCGATGAAATTCCGCTCGATCGGGATGGCCGGGCGGATCGCCAGGGGAGTACGGCTATGACGCGCTACCTCGAAATGCTCGGGCCTCGGCCGTTCGAGAACGGGGTCGACGAAAATAATCGAATCCAGTTCACGATGAACTTTGAAGCGATGGCCGCCGGCCCGGTCGGTCAGTGGGCCTATGACCTCCAGAAGATTCTCGCCGATGCCGGACTCTCGACCATCTCACCAGCCGCGAGCCGAGATACTTGGATCGGACCTAGCGCAACGCTCGCAACCGGAGACGGACCGTATATTCGGATCAACGAAACCGGCGCAGCCCAGAGCGAAGAAACTCACAACGCCGATGAGTACGAGATGCTCTCAGCTCAAATAACGGTCTCAGCCAAGAGTCGAACCGTGGTAGAGACTCGGGCTCTGGCCGTGTGGCGAGCAATCAATCGCAGTCGCGGTGTGACAGTATCGCCGTGACCGCGCCGACTCACTAACTCTCTAAGGAGAAAACACCATGACGCTAGCAGTACCAGCACACGGAGCTATTCTCGCGATGGAGCAAGACCCGACCGGGGCTCCGAATGTCTTTACGGACATCGCGGAGATCATCGCTATCGACGCTCCGAACGTCAGCCGCGAGGCGACGGAGACGACACCCCACAACGCGAACATATCGGTCCACACTGTATCGAACCGCCTGCTCCACGGTGAGATGAGTTTGGGGATCAACTACCTGCACGACCACGCGACCCATGACGCGGCGACAGGCCTCAAGAACGCTCTGCACGATAACGAGACTCGCGGCTTCCGCTTTCGGGGTGACCAGGGAGCGGACGGCGTGGATGAGTTGATCATCAGCGGCAAGGTCTTGAACTTCGTGCCCGAGGATCCAGTGCGAACCGGACAGCGTCAAGCGACCGTCACGATTCAGCCGTCCGGGCCGTTCGTTGACGACGGAGCTACCATCGGAACCGTCGGCGCATAAGCCGATAGGCCACAAACAACCTTAGGAGGAGAAGGAACATGGCAACACGAAAAAAGCAGGCCGTAGAGGATCCGGACAAGGGGCGGGTCCTCTCGGCCGAAGACCTGTTTTCAGGAGGTGATGAGCCGGTTCAACGTCTAGAGCTTCCCATGATCGTAAAAGGCGGCGGGCCGGGAGTAGTTTTCATTCGGAAGATTTCTACCGACGAGGTCCTCGAGCACAACGACATGGCGGAAGGCAGCCCCGAGAAGCGCGACGACCAGCTCCGTCTTTTCGCGAAAGCCGTCTGCAAGAACGTCAAAGGCGAACCGCTGTTTACGAGCAAGGACGATGACCGCTTGGGGACAATCCCGATCGGAGCCTTCAACATCATCATGAGCGCGATCGTTGGCGACATGGGGATCGAGATGCAGGCGGGGGGCGACGTAGAAGACGAAAAAAAAGGCTAAGGCGGAGCCGCTGGCGGCGGTTCTTTTTCCGCCTAGCTAAAGAACTCGGGAGGGCCGACGTGGACAGTATGGTGGCGGAGATGAGCTGGTCGGAGATGGTGAGCTGGCGCGCCTTCTACGACATCGAACCGTTCGGTGAGCAGCGAGCTGATCTCCGCATTGCCTACGCAATCGCCCGTCTCGCGACGTATCTTGGGGGTGGCAAGGAGAAGATCAACGTCTCCGACTTCATGGTCCAGGACGCGATCGAGAATAAGCCACCGAAGCCGAAGCCGACCTATGACGAGGTGCGATCGTCCGTCTTCGGAGCCTTGGGCCTGGCGACCCCGCCGCGAGTGAATAAGGAGCCCGAGTAGTGGCAGTAAATATCGGTTCTTTGGAGGGATTGCTGATCCTCCGAGACCGTTTCACCGGGCCTCTGAAAAAGGCGACGGGGCAGCTCGACCTCGTCGGTAAGAAGATGCAGGCGATCGGTCAGAAGATGAGTACGGCCGGGGCGAGTATGACTCGTGCAATTACGGTTCCGATCGTCCTGATTGGTGGGGCTGCGGTAGTAGCTTTCGCGAAGTTCGACGACAAGATGACGGAGTCGATCGCGATCATGGGCGACGTGTCCGATGCGATGAAGGAGGATATGGCGAAGGTCGCTCGTGCGACTGCGCTCACGGTCGAGGCGTCGGCCACTGATATGGCAGAGGGGTATTTTTTCCTCGCCTCTGCTGGCCTTGACGCCGCTGCTTCTATCGAGGCGCTCCCCGTCGTAGCGAAGTTCGCCCAGGCTGGGATTTTCGGTCTCGCGCTGGCGACCGACCTTCTGACCGATGCTCAATCGGCCCTTGGGCTCACGATCAAAGATGACGTGATTAAGAACATGGAGAACATGACGCGGATCTCCGACGTTCTTGTTAAGGCAAATACTCTCGCTAACGCCTCGGTCGAGCAATTCTCTACGGCACTGACGACCGAGGCTGGCGCGGCGCTCAAGAGCTTCAACAAGGATGTCGAGGAGGGCGTCGCTGTCCTCGCGGCCTTCGCAGATCAGGGTGTTAAGGGACAGGTCGCTGGTACGGGACTATCACGGATCTTGCGACTTATGACGGCGGCGGCCGTCAAGAATTCCGACGCCTACGAGATGCTCGGCGTCGATGTCTTCGATGCCAGCGGCAAGATGAATAACATGGCCGATATCGTCGAGGATCTCGAGAACGCTCTCGGCGACATGAGTGACGAGAGCCGAACCGTCGCTCTTGATATGCTCGGCTTCAAGGCTCGGGTCCAGGGCGTGATCCTGCCACTTATCGGGACCTCCGATGCGATCCGACGATATGAGGCTGAGCTTCGTAAAGCTGGTGGGACGACCGAGGAGGTCGCGGCGAAGCAGATGCAGAGCTTCCTCAAGCAGATGAAGCTCGTCGGGGCTCGGATCATAGATGTGGCGATCGGTCTCGGATCGACTCTCGCGCCGACGATCAAGAGCTTTGCCGAGGATGTTCTCGTTCCCGCAATCGACAAGCTCGCAGCCTTCGCTAAGTGGTTCGGAGATCTTCCAGACCCGGTACGGAATACGGCAATAGCAGTCACGGCGATGGCGGCGGCGGCAGGTCCGGTCGTATTCATTCTCGGGAATCTGACCGTTGTCGCTGGCCTTGCCGCGTCTTCGGTTGCGGCGCTCGGGAACGCCTCGCTGATTTCGGCTGGCAAATTACAGACTCTCGGGCTGTGGGCCGGTCGGTTGGCGCTTCCCCTCGCTGCGATCGCGACTCTGTTCTCGGCAATCGGTCGACAGAATAAGGACGTGGCGAACCGGGTCGCTGAGCTAACAGCGGAGTTGGCCTCCGGGTCTACAACGGTGGAGGAGCTTCGGGTGAACTTCGAGCGGCTAGCGAAAGTTTTACCAAGCGCTCGCGTGAGCTCTACGAAGCTGGAGCTTGCCGCGCTCCGGAAGGTTCTCAAAGATCTCAACAAGCCCATCAGTGTCGTCGTAGATCGGACGGAGGACTATTCCTCCGCAGCCGTCGAAGCCGACGTGTCTACGAAGTCCTGGATGACAGCGGCTCAGAAATTCCTCGGCCCGATCAAGGAATCAGGGGTGAAGGTTCTTGATCTCACGAAGAAAGTCTCCAGCCTCGCCAAGATGCTCGATCAACTCTCTCTGAAATCAATCAGCGGAGCGGCGTCGAATCTGACGGAGATGACCGGGGCCTTCGAGGATAACTCCGAGGCGGTGCGAAAAAACGAGGAGCGGTTCCAGCTACTTGCAATGACGATGGTTGACACTAGCCGCTCACAGGAAGAGATCCTTCGAATCACGAGCCTGGTTCGGTCAGCCATGATTAGGGGAGTATTCGACGCCGATGACTTTGCCGCCGCGCTCGGTCGGATCAACGACAAGGGCGACGAAGCCGGGACAACCTTCTCGACGCTCTCGACTAGCTTCGCCGATGCGATCGCTCAGATGGTCATACAAGCGGAGTCATTCGGTGATGCTCTGGAGGCGATCTTCGTCGGCCGGGCTCGTGCGATCTTCTCTCAGTTCGTAACGACAATGCTCGACAGCTTCTCGAAAGGAATGGACTCGAATAACGGCCTCCTGGCGTCGATCAAAGGCGGCTGGAAGGAAGCGAAGGAATCCGTCCTCGGCACGGCAGCGGGCATCACGGCAGGGATCGCAGCCTCGTTCGGCAAGTCTCAGGATATAGCGATCGGCGCGATGTCAGCAATCGTGAATTTCGCTTCGGGAAATTGGGTTGCAGGAATGGCGGCGGCGATCGGGACCGTGATCGGCCTGATGAAGAAATTCAAGGGAAACCCGGGGCTGACGGCCGCCAAGAAATTCGGCTTGGCCCTCTCCGAAGCCCTGGTGAGTTCGATAACAGACTTCGCCCGAGCGCTAGGCAGGCGGGGCGGAGCGGACGCTGCGCTGCGTCAATTCCTCGGTGATGCGATCCGTGAGGTCGGGATCGAGTCGGGGCTTGATCTCCGGAGGTTCACTAAGCTAGCACTCCTGACCCTGGCCGATCTGGACCGAGGATTCATCACGTCGGCTCAGACCGTGAGCGCACTCGGGGACTCTCTCGGTGAGATCCTCGATCGGTTCGAGGACGCAGGCGGGACGCTCTTGGATCTACGGCTGATCGGTGACGTATTCATGAACGCTATCGACCAAGTCCGGCGCGGACAGCTCACGGCCGCCGAGGCGACTCAGATTCTCAACGATAACTTCGGCGCATTCATCGACGCCGCCTTGACCTTGGGTCCCAAGGGAGCGGAGGCGATTCTACGAGTAGCTGACGCAGCTCGCGCCGCCGGCCTAGAGATCAGCAGCGTGACCGAGAAGATCGAAGAACTGACTGATCAGGCGCTAGAGATTCTCGCACAACGAAACCGCTTTCTAGTCGAGCAGGCTGCCGCGTTGATCGGAGGCGTAGAGACGCTGTTAGCCGCGACGGGAGATGCGAATAGACGAGAGATCGAGTTCACCGTCTCAGCGGTGGTCGCGGCCTTCAACGCCATGATGGAGGCTGGTGCGCCGATCCTTGAAATTATCGAGCTGCTCGGGGAGTCGTTCAGCGTCATCCTAGAGCGCGGCTTAGAGCTTGGGCTGGAATTGCCGGAGGCTTTCAGACGGCTCGGAGAGATCATCGACGTCGTGAGCTCACGGCGGCTCACCCGGCTTCTTGGACAGCTCGATGGCGTCGCTGCCGCGACAGCCGCGCTCGGTAATATGGGCGTCTTGACTGCTGACCAATTCGACTTCTTTGGTGACAGTATCCGGCGCTCGTTCCGGCGGCTAGTAGCCTCGGGGCTCACTGCGGAGGAGGCTCTCGCAATACTTGCTCCTCAACTCCAGCAGCTTAACGACCTATCGCAGCAGTACGGTTTCGAGTTGGATAAGAATACTCAAAGCCTTCTCGACCAAGCCCTCGCTCAAGGCGTCGTAGCCGACAAGGGGCTATCGATGGAGGACATTCTGATCAAGGGATTCGACCGGCTTTTGATCGCACTGAACGCGCTCATCGAAGCGATGGGCGGCGTCCCGGTTGCCTTCGAGGAGTGGGGCGATGCGGCCTCTGCTGCCGGGGATGACATTAGCCGCCTCATTGAAAAAATCGATAACGTTGACATCGTAGACTTCTCGCCGGGCGGTCGACCGACAGATCCGAAACAGAACAAACCATTCTTTCGGCACGGTTCCGGGGGCCTCCGGAATTTCTCGGCGCTCGGGACACCGGCCATTCTCCACGGCAGCGAAGAGGTCTTGACGGCGAAGCAGGGGGGCGGAGTCGCGGCGATGGTCTCGGCTGCAATCTCGGGCGACGGCGGCGGCAGGGGGGATCTACTCGCGGACTCGATCGACGAGCTATCTCGAAGCCTAATCCGTCAGCAGGCGAGCGTAGAGATCCAACGCCGAGATGAGTCTCTCAAGAGCGCGGCGTGACGTGGCTAACATCTACCTCAAGATCGAGATGGAGTTCTCCGGCGCGGGGAGCGGCTGGACCGACGTCACTCGTGACGTTCGCGAGGGTTCGATCCGGGGTTCTCGCGGCATAGTTGGGACGCGGCCAAGAGACCGCATCGCTCGGACTGGCTTGCTTCACTTCCTGCTGCTCAATAACGAAGAGAACTCCGCCGGGCTCGACGGCTTCTATTCGCCGGATCACGCTAACGTTCGATCCGGATTCGCAAGCGGGATCGGTGTTCGCGTGACGGCGATAGTCGGCGCGGACTCTTGGGTCGAAGAGGATTGGGTCGAGGTTGGGTGGGTCGAATCTGAGGAGACCTTCGCCCTCTGGACCGGGACGATCACCAGGATCGAACCCGAGAGTGGCAAGCATCGAATCCCCCGGTTGGTCAAGATCGAGGCTCGGGACTATATCGACCAGATGGCCCGCGCTCGGATCGCAGCGAGCACGGTTGAGCGAGGGATCTCGGAGAATGACGCGGCACAGGCTTTGATCGACCTGATGACGGTCCAGCCGATTGCGTCGAGCGTCTCTCCGGGCCCAGACATCTACGACATAGCTTTCGACCTCGTTCGCGAGGAGCGGAGCGCGCCGCTAACGATTGCCCAACAGCTCGCACTCTCGAGTTTCTCGACGTGGTACATGCAGGGAGACGGAACGCTGGTAGTCGAGCCGAGAAACGCGAAGCGGGCTGTCTTCGGATCGTCTCTCAACGTAGATCTCGCGATCACCGAAAGCGATCTAATCAACTCCGATCCATTGATCGTAGAAGACACTCGTCTGGAGGCGATCAATAGCGTGGCCGGCGTGATGACTCCGCGTGAGATCGCGACGGCGACCGTCATCGTCTACAGGATGACTGAGCCGCTCGCATTCCCGACCGGCACGACCATTATCAGCGGCATGTTTACGGATCCGAACGAGCGCGGGGTGCGAGCGGCCGGTATCAGTCTAGTCAATCCGGTCTCGGGAACGGACTTCGCTTTCAACTCTCTCTTCGACGGTTCGGGGACAGACGAGACGGCTAACGTGACGGTGACGCCAGCGTTCAGCGGCAACGCCGTCGAGCTCACGATCGTCAACTCGGCGGGCTTCACCGTCTTTCCGGTCAAGGCTGACGGCACGATTCTGTTGCAGGCTCGCGGTATCTCTGTCTCGGCCAAGGAGCGGCTGTTTCTCAAGTCCGAAGACGCGGCTTCGATCGCGGCGATCGGCGAACACGCCATGACCTACGAGATGCCTTATCAGTCGGACATCGCGACGGGTCGCGCTCTCGTTGACTGGTTCAAGAACACGCTCTCGGATGAAGAGAAGCTCGTGCGTCAGGTGACTCTATTTCTCGACCCCGAGAACGTAGACCGAGCGGCAGAGTTCGCGGCCCTAGGGGTCTCGGACATCGTAACGATCTCGGAGACAATGACCGGGCTCGACGGGACGCAGAAGCACCACGTCAACGCGATCGACTTCGAGGCTCGACGGAACGGCCACATCTGGTTCCACCTCGGGCTCGTCCCGGCTCATGCTGGCCCGTTCGTGGAGTTTTCAGCTGAGGCCAATGCTCGGCTCTTGATCCTGGGCGGAGAGACCAACCAAGCCAAGACTATATTCACGACAGGCAACGTCTCGAGCGCGGCCGACAACAAGCTCCTCCTCCTCTGGTTGACCTATGGGCGGGATACGACTACAGCGACGCCGGAGCCGACGAGCGTCACCGGGCTCGGCCTAACGTGGGTCAAGGTCGGTACGATCGTCGTCAATTCGGGGAGCCTACACACGCAGCGCAACTCACTCTATCGAGCGATGGGAACGCCATCGGACGGGGTTCTCACGATCACCCATCCAGGACAGACGGCTCGGACCTCTTGGCTCCTGATGGAGTTCGGAGTTGTCGATACGAGCGGGGCGGATGGAGCGGGAGCGATCGTGCAGTTTGCGACTGCCGTTGCGGACATAGACCCTACTGCCGCGCTCGCGTCGTTTGGTGGATTCGAGAACCGACCAGCCGCCGGTGCTGGTGGCATCGCGACCACAGTCATGACACAGGAAGCCGGATGGACACTAGGCGGAAGGCGTACCGGGACATCGCCGATCATTGCCGCGTGGCACGAGACCGAACCCGACGAATCGGCTACGATAATCAGTCCTGGGCGTGTCGGGAATATCGCTGTTGAGCTCCAACGGACGAACGTCGATTGCGAGAACCTCTCGACCGCCGGTAGCACGACTCCGGGGACGGTGTTCGTCACGGCCTCGGTTGATCCGCAGGATAACGCGCTCGTCCTCGTCGGCGTCGCTTCCAAGGATTCCTCCGGATCGGACCCGCCGGCTCCGACGCTGGCCGGCAACGGCCTAACCTATGTCCAGGTTGCGACGGTCGTCTACGATGCAATCGGCGGAGTCCGGAGCCGGCTGACGCTGTTTCGTGCGCTCGGTGCTGCACCCTCGGCCGGAACGATTACGATCAGCTTTAGCGCGAGCCAGGATGAATGCTCGTGGTCCATCGTCCACGCGGCGAAGGTCGACACGAGCGGGACAAACGGCTCCGGCGCGATCGTCCAGTCATCGACCGGATCTGATCTTGATGATGCGACCGTGCTCGCGGCGCTCGCCAACTTCGCGGCCGACGAGAACCGGGCCTTCGTCGTAGCGGCACACGAGGGCGCTCTAACGATGGCGGAGAAGTCGACCTGGACTCAGCTCGGTATCCGGACCTCAGCCACGTCGATCATCTCGGCTCACCGCTACGACGTACAAGATCAGGATGCGTCGGTCTCGACTCCGGGAAGCTCTGGAGCGGCCGGAGCGATTGCGGTCGAGATCAAGCCTGCGTGATAGGCTCACTCGCGACATGGGGACGAATTGGATTCGACAGGGAGGCCAGAGACCCGCGTGCGTGCCGTCGCGTCTCGGACGTAACAGAGACAACCAACTCAACTGCCGATCAAAACGATCAGCAAGGCGAGGTCCTGGCGTTTCCCGCTCCGGCGGTGGAATTGCGAGCCTTGCCCCTCGCGGCCTAGCGCTGCGACGTTCCCCCGCCGGCAGGGTCGCCAGCGCATGGCGGGAGCGAACGACACCAAGCTGGCGAAAACCACGAGCGACCACCCGAAAGGTTGGTCTACATGGGTCCGCCGAGGTCCCCGTTGCTCCACAATTCTCGGCTGGTGGAGGGCAGCTCAAGCCGCTCCCAACTACGCACGTCGACTCGCAGGTTGAAGACTCTTTGCACGCCGGTTCGATTCCGGCCGTCTCCACCATCTAGACATAAAAAAAGCCGCTCGGCCCCGAAGGAACCGAGCAGCTGAGTTAGCCTCCTCTTTTCAAAATTGGCGTTCAAGTTCGATCTCTTCGAGTAGTCGGTTCAGAACCGACCGGACGAAGTTCGCGCCTCTGACTTCGAGCTTCGCGATTTCGATCGGGTCAGAACAGCAGGAGATATACCGGGTGTCGGACTCGACGAGAGCCCGGCGGAGGATCTCTACGGCCGTAGGCGGGGTAGGAATAGCGTCCTCAGACCAGCGCTGTGGCGATTCCTGGGGCCTCTCGCCGTGCAAAGCGGCTTCGGAGGGGGATTCTCCCCGCAACCCCTTTTCGAGGGCTCTACGGGCGAATACGCCGGAGGCGGCGCGAGCCAGGGCCGTGATGGTTCCGAAGCCCCCACGGTTGGCCCACAGGGCGGCGGAGATAGGGGCGAATCTCTGGTCGAGAATCCGGGCCGCGACCTCGGGGATTGTGAGCTTGGCTTCCCAGCGGTCGAGATCCTTGGCCGCGTCTTCGATGAGTTGTACCGGGTCGAGCGCTTCGCGGATCTTCTGATCGATCTCTACCGCGTTTGAGGCCCGCTCGTAAGCCTCGTCGTCGAAGTCACCGTCAGCTTCGGCGTCTCTTCTCTCTTGATAGCTCGGGCCTCCGCCGATCGGTGAGCCGTTCGCGAGGACCTCGAATTCTGACCCGGCCGAACAGACCTTGCAGACTATTCCGACGATTTTCGCGTCGACGATCCCTCCGATGAGGGTCGTAATGACTACCTCAACTTGGCGGCCGTCTCCGCAGAGTGGCTTTGCGCAGATCTCGCACTGCACCTCAGTTCTGATAGCATCTACGGCGTCATCTTCTCTCGCGGCGGCGGGGCTCGGGCTTGTCTCCCTGGTTTCGTCGCCGCCTCTGTTTTTGTTTACCATCCTCTTGGATCCTCCCTGTAGAACTGGTCAAGCCAGTGTCCGTTTTCCCGCGTGTGCTGAGCGCCTTCGCCAGTCGTCGCGGAGTGTGAATTGTGGTTTGAGTCCGTGCAGTGAGCGCGGGCCTCGCAGATCGTGAGTCCTGTTCTGATAATGAGCCTCCGTTTCTCGGGTCGTTGGTAGAGCCGGGCGATCTTGAAAGTGTTCATTCGGGTGGCCCCTGGTCTTCTGGCCGCTGCTGCTCTTGCTCGTGTTGGCGTTGCGCCTCGGCTTGTTCCCAATCCTCCATGTACTGCCGGTAGTAGCCGTCGTTGCCATGGTCAATGTCGCCGTAACACATCGAACAGCTTGAGCCTTGGCCTTCGGGGATGGGCGATCCACAGCTTGAGCAATTGGGCATCTATTCACCTCCCGTCGCGGGCGTAACAGTCAGAAGTACCTCCGGCAGTACCGGCTCGGCCGGAGGCTCTACTCGATATCGGTCGGAGATCATCGTCAAGGACGCCTCATAAGAGATCAGGGCGAGTAAGACCAGAACGAGAAGAAACACGACCAGATAGACGGTCTGCCATGTGGTTCTCACGACTCGCCCCCTTCGGAGTCCAGGGCGGAGAGGGCAGCGTCGATATTGTCTGCATGAGCCGTTGCGCCGTTGCCGTGACCCGTTTCACAGCCGAGCCCGCGAAACTGCTTAGCAGCCTCGCGCAGCATGTCGCGCCCGCCTTTAGCCGCTGCGACTATCCTGTCGAGGGCGGCGATGCGATCGGTTGCTAGTCTCAACTCGCGTTCGTAACCCTTGAGCGCGGCGCGAGCGTACTTCAAGCCTCCGGGCGGTAGCGTATCGCTCTGAAAGCCTTCGCAGAATTTGACGCAGGCCAGGGTGTGTTGTCTCTGATTTTTGATCTCCTCAGTTGTCATCTAGTCTCCTCCTCTCTTGCGTAGGGTCGCGACGAGATCGGACAGCACGGAGGTCTTCGAGGCTTCCGCCCCGGTCCCGTCCGTCGCCGCCTCGACGACCTTGCGCTTTTGTGCGATCAGCTTCTCGATTTCTTCATCGATCGTCCTCTCGCTCAGTAAATAGTGGGCCGTGACAGAGTCGCTGTCCTGGCCGATTCTGTGCGCGCGATCTTCTGCCTGGGTTAAGGCCGCCGGTGTCCAGGGTAGCTCCAAAAATGCGAC